ATATTATGTGAGATAATAATGACAATTACATTTAAAGGAGGCATTAAATTACCTCAAGGTAGTTTAAAAACAGTAACAATTACTCCTCCTCCTCCACCCAATGCTAAAACATTATGGGCTTGGGGACATAATAATTATGGTCAACTAGGTGATGGAACAGTAGTTAATAAATCATCTCCTGTTCAAATTGGTGCATTAACTACTTGGGATCAAGTAGATCAACCAGCTGGTTTTAATATAGCACTTCAAAAAGTTTAAATATTTTTAATTAAATTATATAAATACTTATAAGATAAGTGTGAGTATAATATTTTGAGTAAAATAATGTCAGAAAGTTCAGCCGATATAGTAAAATATCTTAATATTATTGAAGGAAAAAATAATCAAGATATTAATATATCTAATAATGAAATTTTTTTAGGTATTCCTACTGAAGGTGCTGAAATAAATAAAACTTATATTTTTGAAAATGGTCTTCGATGGTTAAAAATAATTGATGAACAAGAAGATTTGTGGTTGGTGGAAACAGGATTGATTGAATATGATAATGATTCAGTTGAATATATATCAAAACATGATTTATCAACCATGATTAAAAATGGCACAATGATATTAAAAGAGGAAATAAAAACTAATTTAACTGAATCAAAATTTTCTCCATCAGATAATTTAGAATTTGATATTTTTATGGAATCTGTTAATAGATATCTTTTATTAAATTATAATAAAGAAAGCAATGAATTAAATTATCCTTGGAAAATTGCTTGGGCTGAAAATAAATTACCATTTGAAGCAGCAGAAGAAGCTATTATGGAAGATATAGAAAATGATTCCTGATTTTACATTAAGTGAAGGTATTTTTGCTTGGATATCTGCATTAATTACTATTGCTATTGGTATGGCCGTTAAAGATCTTATTACTACTTCTGTTAGTGGATTCTTATTTTTTCTTAATCGTAATTTTAATGAAGGCGATGTAGTTTTTCTTGATGGTGAAGAATGTATTATTATAAAAATAGGTATGCGCCAAACTATTTTTGGGTATAATAATGGTCGTGGTGAAACATGGTATTATGTATATAATGATAGAATTAAATATTTAAAATTAGAAAAGGTAATAAAACCTCGAAATAAAAAATAATTATTATTTTCCGTATTAAAGAAAGGATATATTAAATTAAATGGCAAGATTATCATTATGGAATGCCAAAAAGAAGAATGATTATAAATTTTTTGATCAAACAATTAGTGAAATGATCAAAGTTGGTGGCACTGCTTTTTTGGTTCATAAATTTGAAGGTATTCATGAACAAAGTGATAATGAAGATTTAACAATAAATGGTGGTGATGGTGCTACTATTATTCAGGACGTTTTACTTTTAGAAAATCGTGACAGAAAATACAGTAAAGATATTTATGAATTGCGCGGCGTCTATAATATTCAAGATAATGATTTTGATTTAAGTCAATTTGGTTTATTTTTAAGTGCTGATGTATTATTTGTATCATTTCATTTGAATGATATGATTGATATTATTGGTCGTAAATTAATGCCAGGTGATGTATTAGAAGTTCCACACCTAAGAGATAATATACTTCTTGATGATGAAGATGATGGAATTAATGATAATGGAGTAGCTAGAAAATTTTATAAGATTGATGATGCCAATAGAGGATCAGAAGGATTTAGCCCAACATGGTTTCCACATATTTGGCGAATAAAGATGAGTCCGATAACTGATAGTCAAGAATTTACTGATCTTTTAGATAGAGATAGTGGTTCATTTACAGGTGATGGATTTGGTGATGGTAAAGACACTGGTGAAACATTGAGAGATTTAATTAGTACATTTAATGATGAAATAAAAATTAGTGATGCTATTATGGCTGAAGCTGAAAGGCAAGTTCCATTTCGTAATCTTGAACATGCTCATTTATATGTTAAAGAACCAGAAAATGAAAATGGTATTCCACATTTGTTTATGACAGATGGTGAACCTCCAAATGGAGCAATTTTATTGGGTTGTGGAAATGCTTTTCCATTAACAGCAATGGATGGTGATTGGTTTTTAAGAATTGATTATCAACCAAGTGTACTATTTAAAAAAGAAGGTCAGGCATGGATACGTAAGGAAGTTGATTGGAAACAAAAGATGACGACAGCCAATCGAGTTCTTGAAAACTTTATTAACAATAGAAAGAAAATACCAACGTCACAAGGATTAATAGATTCAAAAATTGGCATTAGTAAAGTAGTTGCTCCTAAAGTAAGAAAACCAAAAACTGATTTATAAGTTATTGATTTATTAATAAATTTTTTTGTTTTTACATAATATAATAATATTTAAATATAAAAAATAATAAATTATTTTCTTTTTCATTAATAAATACTCATATATAAATTAAAAATAATCATTAATTATCAATGATTAATTTATTAAGGTAATAAGAAAAATAATGGATTTTTTCTATGATTCTCAAATTAGAAGATTAATTCTTCAAGTTGCTCGAACATTTGGCGGTTTTGTTGTTGAAACAGGTCAAGGAGCTAATGGAAAAAAACAATTTAGACAAGTACCAGCAAGATATGGTGAAATGAGCCGTATGATTGGTCATATTTTACGACAAATGTCAGAAAATAAGACTTTATATACTCCTTTTATTAGTGTTTATATTACATCAATAAATATGGCACCTGATCGCCGACAGAATCCTTTTTTAATAAGAACAGATCAAGTTGATGAACGAAAATTTGATCAGGAAAAACAAGAATATGGAACAACTCTTGGTGATAGATTTACTTTAAAGCGACATATGCCAGTTCCTTATAATTTTACTTTTCAGGTCGATATATGGACAAGTAATATCGAACAAAAAATGCAATTAATTGAACAAATTATGATGTTGTTTAATCCAGCACAAAAATTACAATCAAGTGATAATCCTTTAGATTGGACAGCTATAACTGATATCGAAATGCAAGATACAATATCATGGACTTCTAAATCAGTACCATTAGGTACTGATGAACAGATTGATGTTTCTAGTATGCAATTTTTAATTCCATATTGGATTAATCCACCAGTTGAATTAAGGAAAAGAAAAGTAATTGAAACAATTATTAATAATATTCGTGCAGTTCAAGAACTTCCTGAAAATGATAGTGATTTTGCTTGGGAACAAGGTGATCTATTAAGTCAACTTATTTTTACACCAAATGATGCTGTTTTAAATATTGCTGATAATGTTCTTACATTATTAAATAGTAAAAAAGGAACTCTTGATGAAAATGGAAATATTTTTAATTGGGTAGAATATATTAATTTATTTGGTCCGTTTAGAAATGGTTCAACAAAAATTACAGTTAAACGAATGTTTGGTGATCCTGATGGTATAACAGGCACAATTAGTTTACATCCAACAAATGTTAATCAATTAATTTGGACAGTAGACCAATCTACTTTACCTGCAAATACTTTATCAGATATTAACGCTATAATTGATCCTTTAGAAAGATATCCAGGTGATGGTATTTTACTTCCAGCAGCTATTGGGCAACGATATTTATTAGCTAATGATATGAATGATCAAGTTATTGGTGGCCCAAATATAGCATGGGGAAATATAAATGCATTTGCAAATGATATTATAGAATATAATGGAACTGAATGGATTATATCATTTAATTCACAAACATCTACTACTATTGAAGTTGTTAAGAATTCTTTTAATGGAAAACAATTTCGTTGGAATTTTATTGATAAAAATTGGGAAACAGTTATTGATGGAGATTATAATCCAGGAACTTGGAAAATAATATTATAAAAGAAACTAATTTTTCTTAAAATACTAGAAAATAGAGTGTCTTAATAAATACAAGAGAAAGTTTCTTAGATTCTTAAGGGAATAAAAAAGAAGAATTAAGAGGAAATAAAAATATGTCACAATTAAATTCACCAGGTGTACGAGTTACTGTAACCGATGAAAGTTTTTTTGCTGGTGCTGGAGAAGGGACAATTCCTTTAGTAGTATTTGCAACACAATCAAATAAAGGAATTACAACTAATACTAATACTACATTAGTATCAACAAATATTGCTCCTGGCACAGTTCCTGCTGAAGCTGGAAAATTGCGTTTAATAACTAGTCAAAGAGAATTGATTCAAACTTATGGAGAGCCAATATTTCTTCAAGAAGCTGGAACTCCATTGCATGGAAATGAACTTAATGAATATGGATTACATGCTGTAATGCAATATTTAGGAATAGCAGATCGTGCATTTGTAATTAGAGCAGATGTTCCACTTGAAGAATTAACACCTTCAGATACTCCACCCGTTGGCCCACCAGCTAATGGAACTTATTGGTTTGATTTAGCAAATACTGAATTTGGTGTTTTTCAAGGTGATGGTACAAAATGGAATCATATCACTCCAAGTTTATTTAATTTTAATGTTAGTGGTACTTCTAATGTAAGTACTGATCCTAGTGGTAATGATGGTGATTTTGCTATTGATATTGGAAATAACTTATTAGGTTTATTTGAAAAGATAGCTGGTACCTGGTTTAGAGTTGGAACTACTGATTGGATTACAGCAAAAGGAACTACTAATTTAGTAGGTGGTGGAACCGGTCCAGCAACTTTAACATATGCTCCACATACAGGTATAGTCCCAACAAATGTTATTCCTCTTGCACATGATCAACATATTTGGGTTAAAACTACTACTCCTAATCAAGGCGCTGATTATAAAGTTAAATTATTTAATGGAACAACACAAATTTTTACAGAACAATTTACTCCATTATTTGATAACGATACTGAAGCTGATACTTTTTTTGGGCCAAATAGAGTGGCTGGTAGTTTATATGTAAATTATGATACAACAAATGCTACTCATGTTATTAAAAGATTTGATGGTACTAATTGGCTTGATTTAGTTTTTGAAGCAAAATTGACACCACCAACAAGCGATCCTGTTGCTGGAACTCTTTGGTATAGTACTGAATTTAAAGTTGATATTATGGCTAGCGATGGATCAAATTGGTTTGGATATGTAAACAGATTTCCTAATACTGATCCAAATGGTGTTATTTTAAGTGGAACAGCACCAATTACGCAAAGTGATGGAAGTACATTAGTTGATAATGATTTATGGATTGATACTACTGATCTTGAAAATTATCCAAAATTATCACGTTGGGTAAGTTCATTAAATCAATGGGTATTAGTTGATAAGACTGATCAAACCACACCTGATGGAATTGTTTTTGCTGATGCTCGAGAAATTGGTGGGGTTCCAGGATTAACTAGTAATACACTTGATGCTGATGCTCCTGATCCAAAATTATTTCCTGCTGGAATGTTATTATTTAATACAAGATATAGTACCTTAAATGTTAAATCATGGACACCAAATTATACATTTGAAGGTAATCTAATTGGTGATAGATGGGTATCAGTAAGTGGATTACAACCAGATGGAAGTCCATTTATGGGTAGAAAAGCCCAACGTAGAGTTATTGTTAAAGCATTACAAGAAGTTTTTGCAAGTAATCAAGAAATACGTTCAGAATTTAGATTTTTTAATCTTATAGCTTGCCCAGGATATCCTGATGTTATTGATGAAATGATATTATTGAATACTGATATTAAAGAAGTAGCATTTATTGTTGGTGATACACCAATTAGACTTGCTCCTGATGGTCAATCTATAATAGATTATGCACAAAATCTTAATAATGTAGCTCTTAATGGTGAAGATGGCCGTACATCAGGAGTAAGGAATTTTAATGTTGGTCAATGGTATCCATGGGGATTAGGTACGAATCTTGATGGGGCAGAGGTAATGATACCACCTAGTACAATGGCTTTGAGAACTATTGCATTTAGTGATCAAATTTCATTTCCGTGGTTTGCTCCAGCTGGTTTTCAAAGAGGGTTAGTAACTAATGCGCAAAGTGTTGGTTATTTAACTGCTGAAGGTGAATTTCAATCAGTAATTTTAAATCCTGGTCAACGTGATACTTTATATCTTAATAATATTAATCCAATTAGTGCTCAACCAAATCGTGGGTTAGTTGTTTTAGGACAAAAAACATTAAATCCAGTAGAAAGTGCATTAGATAGAATTAATGTTGCAAGATTAGTTAACTTTTTACGTTTCCAATTAGAAGAAACAATGAAACCATTCTTGTTTGAGCCTAATGATAGTGAAACACGTGAATCAGTAACTATAACATTAGAGAGATTTTTATCTGATTTATTAGGTAAAAGAGCATTATTCGATTTTGGTGTACGTTGCGATGAAACGAATAATACACCTGATCGTATAGATAGGAATGAACTTTGGGCTGATGTAGCTATAAAACCTACAAAGTCAGTGGAATTTATTTTTGTTCCTATTAGGATTTTAAATACTGGTGATCCGTTACCAGCAGCTTAAATTAAAATAAAAAATTAATTAAAAAATATGGGAAAGGAAATTAATTTTTCCTTTCCCATATATATTTTAGATTACCACAATCCCATACTCTATCCCAACCTTGTAATTTTCTATTTTCCCATTCAGTTAATTGTGGAGTATCTTTAGAATTTTTTCTTAAAGAATATCTATGAAATCTTTTATAATAATTAGTATACCAATAATTTGGAGGTGTATCTTTTAATTTTTTAAATCCTATTTTGTTATAAATATTATTTTCATTACTCCATCTTTTATCAACATAACTTATTATTTTATCTATATTGTTTATTTTTATAACTTGTTTGAATAATTTACTGAATCCACCTATAATAATTATATTATTTTTTGTGCAAAATCTATTTAATTCCCATATATTTTTATTTTGTTTTCTTGATATATTGGTTTTAGAAAAAGTTATTACAGATATTAATTCGTTATTATAAAATAGACCATAACGTAAATTACTTCTTCCAGATCCTTGTAAATGATACTTATTTAAAAATGTATTACATTCTTTTGAATTAATTTCTTTAA